CACCATCTGTTCAAGCATCGGACGCACATCATCCGGGGTGAGACTTTTACCGTCCGCCGGCTGCGGAATATTTGCGACCGCATCATTCACCGCCTGCTGCAGTACATCCGGATCATAATCACGACCATCACGCGGTACCGGAATGGCCCCCACAGCGTCATCCACCATCGCCTGCAGAACCGGACGCACCTCATCCACCGTCACATGCTTCTGTAATACCGCCGACAGGGAAGTCAGTTTCTCTTCAAACGCTTGTGCCTGCGAGGCCATCTTCCCCTCAAATGTGCGCTGTAAATCCGCCAGCACTGTGGAGAATTCTTCTCCCAGTGCACGAATAATGGACAGTTCCCGTTCCGTCATTTTCTCAGTATCCCCCCTGAACATCGCTTTCACCGCATCATGCTCTGTTTCACTGATTGCCTTATTACCGTCAGATGCGCCGTCAGGCAGCTGTGATGAAACTGTTTTCCCGGCAGACGCGAACGGATCCTCACGGGCATCACGACGGGACAGCGCCTCCAGACTGTAGTTCTGCTGCTGAAGATACAGTGCATCACCGCCGGCCAGGGGCGGCAGGTTCTCCCGTTTACGGGCCTCATTGGGCGTGAGAAGCGTATTTTTCACCGCATCCCCCAGCGTTTTCATGCGCCGCTCACTGTCCATTCTCAGCAGCGTGGTGACATCAAATTCTGTACTCTCGTTTTCCCCCGTTTCCAGCGCCTCATCCAGTAACAGTTCAATGGACTCAATCAGCGTCTGCAGGCACTGGGAATAATACTGCTGCTCCAGCGCCTCCACGTTGTCACTGGAAGGCGGTTGTCCCACGCCAATCTTGTAGGCCGGGACACGGAACACCGAACAGACAATTTCAGCGGTCATCTTCAGTTGTTCCACCGTCTGCGCATCCACAGGTGAAAACGTCGTGGGGTTGTATTTTGCCCCGTTGCTCAGAATGGCCGTTTTCCCCGCATTTTCGCCTGTATACCCGCTGTCCCAGTTGCTCTTCAGTTTTTTCGCATTTTCTTCCGTAATACTGCCGGGGATCTCAATCACCCCGGACGGCCTGCCGCCATTTCTGAAAAAAGACGTCGAATTTTCCTGAATATGATGCCCCTGCGTGGCCGCCAGCCCGGCGGCATACACCGGCGGCAATCCTATAAGCGGATGAAAAAAACAGTTAAACCGGTCGTGGATCACTTCCCGGGCAGGCACCGTCACCGCCTCCGTGATCCCGCAGTTCCGGTCCGGCGTGATGCGGTAGAACACCTCGCCGTCATCCGCCACCAGAGGTTCAACCCGGCTCCAGTCCAGAATACGCAGTTCTTTGATCTGCCCCCGGGCATTACGGATTTTCAGCACCACCGTATTGCCATGACGCAGTTTGGCGTTCAGCCACAGTTCAAAAAACTGGATGCGGTTCTGCTGGGCGTTGGGACGACGACAGAGGCGGGCAATATCCCCCCGGCGCGTTTCCCTGCGTATCCCATGCGCATCCGTCTGCATAAGACGCAGCCGCATTTTGGCGATATCCTGGGATATCAGCGAAATACATGCAAACACCGCATGAAAGGAGAGGACGGCTTCAGGATCGGCTTTCACGCCCTGCTGCCAGGCGCCGGAAAAGGGCTCAGCCACCGCCTGAAACAGGCTGGTCCAGCCCGCCTCTCTTACGTCACGTCCTGATTTCTGGTTTTTTCGGGTTCGCCGTAAAAGGTTCCACATTCGCCATGCTCCGCATCACGTTTCTTTTTCTGACCTGCCGGACGTCGCACCGTGATGTACTCCGCCTTTCCCAGGCGAACCAGCACCTCCGCACACGGCTGTGCCACATCACGGATATCCCCGGCCCGGGCATCATGCGTGCCCTGCAGATATCGGATCTTTGCCATAACCTGTTACGGGAGGCGCACGCCTCCCGTCCTCCTTATCAGACTCAGCCGCCGGACGCACTGCCGTAGTTCACTCCGGTGATCACCGCCACCGCCGCAGTACGGCGACGACGCCAGTTGATCCAGCGCTCCGCACGGATGGCCACGCTGCCTGTCTGGAACATGGAAACCAGCTCCACCGGGGACGGCGTGGTACTGTCGCCGGTCGGCTCAGACTGCATTTCCAGTGATGCCTCGCGGGACATATCCACTGCCACGCCGCCGTCATCCGCCAGATAAATATCCGGGGCATTCACCAGCACCAGCTGGTCACCCACGTACTGGGAGACAATCACCGGCAGCCCCTGGAAGGAGCCACCCAGCAGGGTCATGTCCGGGTATTCCTTCTGACCCAGCGCATTTTTACGCATGGACAGTGCCAGGGCATTGGTGCTGGACATCAGCCAGACCGCACCGGTGGGCTGCAGGTTTGCTGCCACAAACTGTCCAAACGCAGCCTCTGCATCCGCATCCGGGTTACCGGTTGATGCCGTGCCCTTCACATCATGGGTGATGGACGCCGGGGAGACATCTGCCACTGCGGCTTTTTTCGGGTCCACAAAGTCTGTATCCAGACGCGCCACCACCGCTTCCGCCAGCGCATTACGGACCAGTGCATCAGCAGCCGGACTGGAAAAACGGATCAATTCTTCCGTCAGTACCGCAATGGCCGACACCTTCGCATGACTGAAGGTGATGGATTCAAAATCAAACTTCGTCAGGGGTTTTGCCTTACCCTCACCCACCCAGCCGGCAGCACCGCCGGACACCTGGGCGTGCACACGGATATTGAATGGCACCTGACGAAGTGCAGGGATCCCGCCCTGACCAAATCGCCCGATAATGGTCTGCGGACGCAGGTAATCAATAAAGTCCTGTGCGTATTCCTGATATTCAGACAGGCTGCCTGCCCACTGCGGATCCGTGGTGGTCCCCGCGCCCACTGCCGATTTCAGGACATGATGCAGACGACTGTCATCCGGATACTGACGACGGGCCACTTCCAGGGCTTCAGATCGGACGCCTTTAGCCGCAGCCAGCGATTTGGCAAAGCGGGCGAAGCCAATCCCCTTATCCAGTTTCTGCTCCACACGGATCACCGGCGCAGAAGCCACCGCGGCCACATTCCCGTTACCGGCCTGTTTCACCGGCTGCGCCGTGGCGGCCTTACCGGCTTCCAGTTCACGCAGGCGCTTCAGGTGCGCATCCACCTGACGGATTTCCGCTGCGGTGTTGTCGTAATGCTCTTCCTCCTCCACATCCAGCGTGCGCCCTTCCTCTGCGGCTTTGGTCATGACCTCCTCAAGGGAGGCTGCCAGCGCTGCACGCTTGTTTTCAAAACTTTTAATCTGTTCGCCAATATTCATTATGGTCTTTTCCTTATGAAAAACGGTTGTTGACTGTGCCGCAGCGCCGGCAGAAGATGCGATTTTCACCACCGGTTTCCGGTTGCCGGACGCGGCAGAAAACGGGCGGTCGTAAGATTTAATGGTCCGGATGGTGCATTCCGCATTCGCGGGCACGGTGACGGCAGACACCTCCATCAGTTCCCAGCGCAGAAAATGCAGTCCGCCTCCGTCCAGAAAGGTGTATTCATGGGGACGGAAGCCCACGGACAGCCCCCTGACCAGCCCGGTCTTAATGGCCGCCCAGACCTCATCCAGCCGGGCAGCCAGTTGCGACGGCATATCCGGTACGGGCTTCACCAGTGTTGCCGTGATTTCCAGCCCTTCGCTGACCCGGCGCACCGTACACTGCCCCACCGGGCGGGAATGGTCATGCTGCCAGAGAAACGGGATCGCACTGCCAAACTCCGCGCCCTCCGGCTCCAGGATGTCACCATCCCGATCCGGAGAAGGCGTTGACGCAATCCCGGTGATCACCCGTTCATCCTCACTGAAGGATTTCACCGTCAGCAGGGAACAGGCCCGTTTAAGAGTCACATCAGCCTCCTGAAAATAAAAAAACCGCCGGAGCGGTTCGTGATGGTTACAGTGTGAACAGGGTTATATGAAAAAAACCGCATATTCTTTCTTTTTCGGTTCCGGGTTAAGGGACATCAGGGAGACCGCATTGAACAGCGCCATCAGCGGGTCAATTTTTCCCCGTCCACTGGCCTGTTTGGTGATAAGAATGGCGTTACCTTTAGGCTCCACCCGGGCATTGCCGACACACCAGGCCATCAGGGGCTGGTCACCATGCACCAGCACCCCTTCAGCCAGTTTGCGCTCGGTGGTTTTAATGGCCCCGCCCAGTTTCCAGCCCTGGCTTATCCCCACCACAATTCCGTCGGGGATCCCGGCTTCCGCCAGTGAATCCAGAATCTGCCCCACCCCTGACGGGTCAATACCGATATGGTCCAGTAACTCAGCCTCATGAATGCGACGCACATATTCCGCCACTTCCGCCGTGTCATCCCCGACACGCCGGACAATGGTCATATCTCCACAGGCAACAAGATCCTGAAACCGGGACGCCTCGCTCTTCCGTCGGACCACCGCGGTTTCATGCGCCCAGGCATGGCCCCAGCCCAGCCATTCGCGGGTCTCCCGGTCACGCCCAATCACATACATCCCCAGCAGATCATCCAGCCCTCCGCCGTCAATCCCCACCGTCACCACATCAGCACGACGCAGGATATCGTCCAGGCTGATACAACGGCCCTGCTCTTCCCAGAAATCAGCCCCCGCCCAGCGGTCAGAGCGCAGGGCAAGACCAATTTCCACATTGGCGTGTTTTGACATGAACCCCCGGAATGTCTCTTCACCGGCTTCCCGGGCTTTACGGTACTCCCGGTACAGAAAGGCCTCATCCACTGAATAGCCGAGATTCGGATTGACCATGGCGAGGTTTTCCATCAGCAGGTTAGTCCCGCTTTCCACCATTTCAGGAGGGTGTTCAAATATCACCGGCAGAAAGTGCGGATCATGAATTTTGCCGTCGCGCACATCCCGGGCGTACTGCAGTTTCTGTCTGAACACCCCGGCGGGCGGTTCATTCGACTGGGTGGTCGTATACACCACAAACCCTTCCGGGCGGGAGGCAAGGCCGCCTATGGCTTCACGTAACATGTCCTCCGCCTTGCACTGCTTGCCAAACAGCCACAACTCATCAATCAGCGTACCCACGGACTTGATACCGGACACCGTATTCGGATCGGCTGCCACCACCTTCAGGGTGGTGTCCGTCACTCGGTGGGTGATGGTCCGGATATGGGTCTGTACCTGGCAGAGGTCATCCAGATCATCGTCACGTCGTACCATATCCCGGGCAGGGTTGAAGGCGTTGGCCGCCACCTCCACAGTCGGGGCCAGAATCGTGTAACCCGCCGCCTGCCGCCAGTTCAGTAACAGTGCAGTCATCATGATCCCCGCGGCCAGCGTGGACTTCGAGTTTTTCTTGGGGATAAGGATAAAAACTTCCTTGATATGGCGTACACCGGTCTGCGCATCGTAGGAGCCAAACAGGGCCGCCACCAGGTCAAACACCCACGGTGCACAGGACTCCCCGAACGTAGGGCTACCAGGTGCATCCACAATCCGCAGTTGTTTAAAAATCGCCAGGGCATGTGCGGCCTCGTCCGGATAAATCGGATCCGGAATAATCGACAGCCCCTTTTTCAGGCGCTCTGCCCAGTCCGGGCAGGCTGTGCTCCATACAGGTATCATCCGTTGCCCTCATTATCGTTATTCACCACCAGTCGGGGGGGCGGTGGCACCGCAAAACGGTTAGCCGCTTTTTTCGCGGCATCACCTTTTGCCGATTTTTTCCCGGTATCCCCTTTTTTATGGTGCGTGAACTGCGCCAGACGCCAGGCCGCATCCAGTGCCAGTTTCGGATCAATGCAGAGGTTTTCCACCAGGATCCGCCCCATGGCTTTCACCGGATCGGGAAGACCATCCTCCATATATTCAATACCAGGAGACATCACCGCGGACGGTGGCATCTCCAGATTGTTTTCGTCCGGCTGTGGTATTGCAGCCGCCTCACGGCGACGGGGTTTATCCTCCTGCTCTGATTTTTTCTGCCGGTAAACAGGAACCTCATCCACCTCCACCGTCTCGCATTGTTTACGGGCTATAAACGCAAGCACCTCAGGATCTTTTGCCAGCTGCGAGCCTTTAACCCTGGCGGTCTTCGCCGAATAACCGGCGGCAATGGCTGACGCTGTTTTGTTTTTCCCGGACATGAGCGCCAGCGCAAATTTTCGTTTTTGCGTTGTCAGCACAGCCTCCTCCCGGGTCCAGAACGCACTCAGCCGGGTATGGTTCAGCCCATTTTTCCCGGCGTCTCATGCCGCAAATGTTAACTGCTGCCTGGTTAACATTTGCTGAAAAAGCCTGTTAACATTTTTTCCGCACAACAAACTGAATAATAAAGATAAAAACCGCAAAAATGCCCGGGCAGCCAGTTAACATGTTAACTGCCCTGAAACGGGAATTTTTTCTCTGCGTGAGAGGGGGCGCGGTGTCCAAAGCGATCGTTTTTTACGCCGGATGATACCCCCCCCGGGTTGGGTTACAGTCCGATGATGTCGTCCTCTCTGCCACTACCTCCGGACACCTCCGGCAGCGTCGGGTCCGGCATACCACTCGCCGCTTCACGAGCAGACTTTTGTCGATGGCATTCGGCACAGAGCGTCCAAAGATTCGTCTCCTCATTACCACCACCGAACTGAAGTGCAATTCGGTGATCGAGTTCACTGTCACAGAGGTCAACCACACGACCACAGATACAGCACTGCCCGGCGTCCCTCAGCCAGATATGACGCTTGAGGGAAACACGTGCACTGCCACTGACACGACGCTGCTCCCCCTTCAGAATATTCACCCGTCGGGTATTCAGTGTTTTGATTCTGCTCTGGAGTGTACGAAGCTCAGCCATGTAAAATCCCCGTCATATGGCAATCAGTAAAGGAAATAAATATGTCATCGAAAAACCGGACCCGCAGAACCACAACCCGCAATATCCGTTTCCCCAATCACATAATTGAACAGATCAACATCGCCCTTGAGCATAAAGGGTCCGGTAACTTTTCAGCGTGGGTTATTGAAGCCTGCAGGAGAAGGCTGGCAACAGATGCAACGCATCTGCGCCCGGCCAGCATGACAAATAACGAGAAATGAACGTTCGGTTTCTTCCACCATCGCACCGGACAGGCGACTATGAGGGGACAACGCCGCGCTCCGTTAACGCGGTAAACCCCGGTGTGTATCGTTTTTGATTATCCCCGCACACTCGCGCAGAGGAGTCTCCCTGTCGGGCTGCGGTCTCTGTTAATGCAGGAATACGGCGACAATACCGCGCATGGATAATAAGGTCGCTCAACACACTGGCTGTAATACCATGCGGCATTTAGCGGCATTCATCGTACACTCCACGGTTAGCTCTTCATTCGTGGCATTCACCTGAAAGGTCCGGGAGTGTAATTGCGTACATTTACCACTGAACGAACCTTCAACAAGAACACGACCACGCTGCAAAATACGGAACGGAATTGTTCCCTGAAAAGGTTCTACGGTTACCCGTAATTTCTTCATGTATCCTCCGGATAATAAAAAGCCAGCTTAGTGCACTGAGTGCGGATATATTCCTGCGCCCCTTCCAGCTGCTTCTGCATTGTCATCAACCGTTCTCTGAGGATGAAATAATCCCGTTCAGCGGTGTCTGCCAGTCGGGGGCCGGTTGCATTATCCACGCTGGAGGTGCCGGTGGCTTCACGCACGGTACCGGGGCAGGTGGCGTTGACCCGCAGGCGCTTACGACCAGCGGCAACATCAGCGCGCAGAGTTTCATTTTCAGCTCTCGCATCGGCTAATTCCTTCGTGTATCTGGCATCAAGCGCAGCGACATCTCGCTGGCGCTGCTGCATGTCAGTAATAGTGGCATTCGCCAGTTTCAGCTCACTGACTTTTTTATCGCGCTGCGCTTTGTAGGTGATGGCGTTATCGCGGTAATGATTCAGCCCCAGACTAAGCACACCACAGGCTACCAGCATGACAATAATCACCACACACAGAACACGGTTCATATCACCACCAACGGATTGCCCAGACCAGAACAGCAATGGCCACAATACGAATGGCAAATGCCATTGCCCGAATAAGTTCAGCACTCATCTTTTTAAAGTTCACGATTTCAGCGCAATGACCAGTTTTGCCAGCCCATACAGCATCGGAGACACAGCAATACCAACAGCCACCCACTTAATAGCAAAAGCCAGCGCTCTGCTGATGTCATCAGTCACTGTCACCCCAGCAGCCCCGACGAAGACAACATCACCCAGGCGAGGGACAGAAAAAGAGCAACCAGCATTAGTGAAAATGAAATACCGACAATCACACACAGGACCTTTGCCGGCGTTATGAGTTTGTCTGACATAGCTACCCCTTAATTGCCACAATTAACTGGGATACTACCCATAAAAAAGGGATGCTCCAGACCAGCAAAAATTTCCAGTTTGGTAATTGACTAATCATGAGTCGCAACTCCCTAATCAGTTTGCTAAAATCAATCAAGGCAGCCTCCCATAGCTTACTGCCATAAAAACAAAACCCCGCTTGCTGCCAACAAACGGGGTTTTTACTTTTATTCACTTAGGTTTTGCCAGTTCACAGGACTTCGTGTTATCCGCCCGCGTTGGCCAACCTCATTTTTCAGCAAAATATTCTGCTTATCTGTCGATTCCCCAGCACGCCAGCGCGCTCTCCTGGTCACGACGGAATACCTGACCGTAACAGTTATTTGAGCGAATACGGCAGTCTCTGCCACCGTCCTTAATCCACCAGCGAATCGCTTCGCATGCTCCCCTGCGATCACCTGCATTAATTCGTCTGTAAAACGTCGACGGGAAACACTTACCGGGACCAATGTTGTACGGACAGAATGACGCGATCCCCGCTTTCTGGGGTTCGGTCAATGGCACTTTGATGTTTTTCTCCACCCATGCCAGCGCCTTATCACGCTCAATGGCGTTAACCCGGTCGCATTTTTCCTTCGACAACTTCATGCCCGGAACGACAGGTTTGCCATCCACCAGGATGGCACCGCGGCAGATGGTCCAGATACCCGCGCCATCACGGTATGCCGTGGTGTGGTTACCTTCCTTTTCATCCAGAAACTGGTCGAGAATGTCAGGCGCAGGCGCACCAGCGGCAATCAGCGCCAGAACGGCAGCCGACAGGCCGTATCTGATTTTTGCGTTCATGGATATTTATCAGGATTTATCGGTTTCTGAGCCCTGGATATGTTTATCAGTTCCAGCCTGTTGCCTCAGGCTGCTAACAGGTCAATACAATCATGAGGATTATTTATGGACAATAACACCATTTCTCTACAGGAGTTGCTCGACAGCATTTCCAGGCTTCGGGAAGACGTGAATACCCTTACCGTCGCCTTCTCATATCTGGCATTCTCAATTCCAAGGGAACAGATGCAATCAACGCTGGCATCAATCCAGTTTGAATCATGCAATCCCAAATGGTCTCAGGAACAACAAGACTCTTTCAGGCGGCTTGCTGTATTACTGGATGAAAAATATGCTGGTAAAATTACCATTTCGGCGGACTCTTCAGAGAACCCGTAATTATTCCCGGTAGTTTTCCTCTGTAGGTTATCAACACATCCTGCGCCTCTAAAATTACGGGGCGCTTTTCCGGCGACTGCTCATCCCCTTCACATAACCCGGCAGCAACATCCAGGAAGACCTGTCTGATGCTCCTTCTGGCTGCTGCCTCATAAAACTCCAGCGCGGCACCTTCAACACGGTCCAGCGAGATGTCCAGGTCAAAAATTTCACCGTCAAAGCGTTTTTTGTCCCGTAACGCTAAAGTTACCGTAACTTTATTCTCAAAATTGCGGATCCCTTTCACAATCAGTTCATAGTTTTGAGTCATTGAATTACTCTCCCCGTGCCGCCTTACGACGGTCCTCTCTGATTTTGAAATACAGGTTAGTCAGATATGTCAGCAGCCCAAACAGCAGACTCCCCAGCACGCCTATTGCCGCCCACTGAGACGGGGAAACCCTGTCCAGCAACTGCAGGAACCAGTAGCCCGTTCCCACCGCTGACGTGGTGTATGACACACCTGTTGTGATTTTTTCCATCTGGTACATACCCCGTCTCCCGTTATCCGGAAGCTGACAACAATAAAAAAGCCACCAGTTAAGTACTGATGGCTCTGATAACTCATGCAGGCGTCTCAGACGACCCACTGACACTACCGGTGAGTTTAACGATACCTTCCATTTGACTGGCTCACTTTTTATGATGATGCCGGTGCATTTATCTCCAGCACCAGACTTTCTATCTCAACGCCATACGTTGCATTTTTGGTAATATCCGTCAGCGTCAGCGCATTCAGCCCCAGTGTCAGACTGTCTTTTATGACCTGGAATGCCGGGCCAGCCACTCCATTCAGTTTCGGAGTAACCGTGGCACTGCCGGCGGTGAACACCAGCTCCAGCGTCTGCCAGTCGTTACTGTAATTCCCGAACTCGCCCAACTTTGTGTTTCCTGCTTTCTTGTGATGCATCAGATTCAGTTTGCCGTCTGTGGTCTGGGTGAAGAACGACATCAGGAACGGGTTACCAGTCCCGGTCATCGCCACGACGTCAGGTAACGCTACATCGGTATACAGATAAATTCCCAGACCGAACTGATTGTTGGTCAGTGCGCCTGACAGTCGAAACTTACAGCTCAGTCTGCCACCCCGTGTCAGCAGGGAGACTGCGTCATCCACCGGGCGCGTCAGGGACCAGGCTTTATTGCTCTGCTTGGTGATCTTAAATACACCATCTGACAACTGAATTCCGCCATTCTTAATGCTCCAGCCCTGCGCAGCAGCATCTCCGGCTGTCGGCAACAGGGAGATTGTGCGTACGGATGCATCTTCAGACGGCCCCGATGGCGTGTCGCCGCCGGGCGAGGGTTTGATTTCCGGTGCCTTACCACTAATGAAGGCTAAGGTGCGACCGGCTACGTTCAGAATAGCAGTTGCCATACGATCGGGAATAATGCCACGACGCGCCCATGAGCTGAAATGCGTCGGGCGATTTGATGATACCCAGTTTTTGTTCGTTCGGGATGCCGAACCGTAATAACCAGACCCGGCAATATCAGGATCTTCTGACGGGTTGTTTGTCGGTGTATTAACTCCGCTACCATCGGTCATAAAGGGAACAAAATAAATCTGCTGGGATTCTTTACCTTTATATGCACCATATACCACTTCATATTGCGTACCGTGTTCTTGTTTCCACGCGTATGTCGTGTCGCCACAAATCCAGGGGACTGATGCCGGACTTCCACCGTGACACTGCGCCGCCAGCCCGGCAAGGTCAGCACGGAACTGCTGTACCATTGCAAGAAATGCTGCTGGCTGCTGGGCGTAACTGGCATTCGTCATATCGAATTCCCCCTGCATCCAGCATATCGCCAGCAAAACGTTTTTCGGGTTTTTCTGCAATGCTGCCTTCGTGCGGAAAAGCAGATCCTGATATAACGGCTTACCCACTCCCCAGCGAGCCGAATCCTGACTGGCCCCCGTGGACTCGCTGAATGTCCCCTCCGTGCCCTGGGTGAATGCCGAACCACCACGACAGCATGGTACCAGCAGGATCCCCGCATTATTAGGGATATACGGAAGCAGTTTTTTGGCAATATGTAAGCCCTGTCCGACACAGCCGTACTGCCCTTTGCTCAGGTCAGCCCGGGGATGGTTAATCGTACTCATATCCTGAACATCATGCAGACAATGGTCAGCAGGAATGATGTCGTTAAATACGCATACTTCACCACCGGGAGTCACTGTGTTACGACGGGCCAGTTGCTTAATGCGCGGATGGGGCGCATCGTATGAATCCGGAAGCGGAAGCCCTTCACCGTAAGCCATGGCATTGGATTGCCCGGCCAGTACGATGACGTAGTACCACTCCGGCTCAGTTGCACCACTGACGACCACATCACCTTCTGCTGCAATCGCCTGCATCAGGGTATAAGGGGTTATGGCCACCGGACTACCAAACGGCTGCCAGCCCTCTTTCAGTTTATGTGTCAGCTTTTCCGCAAGATCTGACGGCGACGCCGCCCTGACAACATCATAGTGTTTAAATGCCATGGTTCTTTCCACCATCTGAAAAATGATTCTTTAAAATACCTGACATGTAATACAGAAAAAACACAAAACCATACCTTAAATAAAAACCTCATCATCAAGCAGATATGCATGGATAAACTACAAGACGAGATATAAACCACCCTGCATTTAAATAAACAATAAACAACATCAGAAAAATAATTCTGCTCTATGGTTTACAATCAAAAATATCATTTATACTTTTCAGAACATCACCAGCAAGGCATAAACAAGGAAACTAAATGAAGTGGATTGTGATTGATACAGTTATCCAGCCATCATGCGGAATATCTTTTTCAGTCATATGGAGTAAAATAAAATTAATAATCTGGTATCAATCGGATGCTTTCTTACCTCCTGAAAGTATATTTACACTGACTCACACAGGTATCATGCTCAATAACAAAGTGCTACCTGTAACCATTTACAACGTAGTACCATTCAATAAAACATTCTGGAATTTAATCAAAAACAGCCAGGAATGCCCTACAAATACAGATAACGTATTGAATGAATGCTTTAATAACCGTTGCACTCTGCAAATATGTCCTTATGGACTAAAACAACAAAGTCCATAAGGAGTTTACTCACATCTGACAAAATCAATATAAACAGCCCCTCCGGAGAGGGGCTGGAGAGTGGCGCTATGTGCCATTGCATGGTGCCGGGTGCCTCCCGGTGAATTCAGTACCAGCACCTGAATCCGCGATTATCCCATATACCTACTCGCTGATTGCCCCTCCGCACAGGGGGATTCACCATGCCAGTTTCTTTTAACAAACTCCCCGCAAACCAGACAACAGTCAACCGCCTGAATTGTGAAGTATTTAAAAATTTCTCCCGCTAACTGATACCCGGCTAACAGTCTGGCGTTTTCTTTTTCAGCAACGGGAAAGCAACAACCACCACACCCGCCACCAGCACACCGTCAGCCAGCACTGACATTATCCGGCTGCAGCAATGCCATTCACAAAAACAGTAAGCAATCACTTTTTACCGTAACCGGTGATAATCCAGATATGTATCTACCCCAGATGAGTAATCCGAAGTTCATCCATACCACAGGTCCTGGCTATTCTGTTGTACTCCTGAACAAGAGTAAATAATTCTGAATTAGCCACCATGAACTCATCGCAAACCCTCTGTATAGCATCACTATTCAGAATAATAACGTCTCTTCCCGAAAGACGATCAGGAGTACAGAACAAAACTGTCAAACGGCTGAAGGCCTTTGCTCGTGCTGCATTGACTATATCAATACGCTGCCTAAGGATGAAACACCCCGACGCCTCATCAATATTCACTCTACCCACACCATATGAATGATAAATATTTAATGCTGAAAAAACCATTAGACCGTATAACAAACACTCAATCAACACTTAACAGAACTTTTATTTTTGACAAACATATAATATTTTCAACAATATCCTGAGCCAGGTATATTTCAGTATAAGGCTCTGCCGGAAGGAATCTGGAAGAATGAATATGGCGCGCTGTACTGGATTCGAACCAGTGACCGATTGCTTAGAAGGCAATTGCTCTGTCCGGCTGAGCTAACAACGCTGAATACCGATAATGGACCGCCATCGGGGACCCGCCCCCGCACCAACAACCCTGTTATCGTGTCGTCTGCTCTTCCTGATAAGCTAATGGCGGTTTGTGATGGTGGCCCTTGCTGGATTTGAACCAGCGACCTGGCGATTATGAGTCGCTCGCTCTCACCACTGAGCTAAAGGGCCGGGAGCAGAATAATAATGGTGCGTAATTAATTCTGCAATCTCATCCGTTTCAAACGATTAAACCCTGAACTTCCCTGACTGTCTGCTCAAAACGTCCGGTCTCCAGCTCAACGCCAATCGCACGACGCCCGAGCGCCAGTGCCGCTTTTACCGTTGAACCTGAGCCCATAAAAAAATCTGCAACCAGGTCACCCGGACGACTGCTTGCGCTGATTATCTGCTGCAGCATTTCTGCCGGTTTTTCGCACGGATGTTTCCCGGGATAGAACTGCACCGGTTTATGTGTCCACACATCCGTGTACGGCACCTGCGCCGTCACACCAAAATACCGCCGCAGATGCTTATATTCACTCTGCAGCTCCACATACTGCCGGTTCAGTGACGTATACGTATCCACCAGCTGGTGGTGGGGCTTTTCCAGTTCACCGCGCTGATGTTTCTCTTCTGCCACCCGGGCAAACAGCGACTGTAATTTCAGATAATCGCTTTCGTTCGGTAGCTGCCACTGACTGGCACTGAACCAGTGCGACACCATGTTTTTCTTTCCTGTGGCATCTGCAATCTGTTTTGCCGTTATCCCCAGGGCCGCGCGCGCATCACGAAAGTAAGAAATCAGCGGGGCCATCACATGCTGTTTCAGTGCACTGCCCTTCGCCGCATACCCGGCATCTTTCGGACGATACGGCCCCTGATAATGTTCCGCGAACAGAATGCGCTCTGTGGCGGGGAAATACGCCCGCAGGCTTTCCTTGTTGCATCCGTTCCAGCGTCCGGACGGCTTCGCCCAGATAATATGGTTCAGCACACTGAAGCGTTCACGCATCATGATTTCGATATCAGATGCCAGGCGATGACCACAGAACAGGTAAAGACTTCCGGCAGGTTTCAGCACCCGCCAGAACTGCGCCAGACACTGGTCCAGCCACTTCAGGTAATCATCGTCGCCCTTCCACTGGTTATCCCAGCCCTCAGGCTTCACTTTAAAGTACGGCGGGTCCGTGACTATCAGGTCAACAGAATTTTCGGGTAACGACCGGATAAATTCCAGGCAGTCGGCGTTGATTAACTCACAACTGGATATTTTTACAGTATTAGCCATAGATCAATAAGCACTTCTCTGATAGGCTCATACCGCTTTTGCGCAAAGCAGATGGGCCTGAGGTTTGCTTGTGACCCCAACGCATGAGCAGATGGCTGGTGGGTGCCCCTAACACCCACCAGCCGCCCATTTACCACAAATAAAAAAGCCTTCACTGCGGAAGGCGTCTGTAACAACCGAACTGATAGTCTGCCAGACCCGCCATAACCAGCTGGGTCAGTATTAACTGGCAGCGTTCGCGTGAAAGGTAAGTATTCTGCGCAATCTCCCCGGCTGTCGCCGGTTCGGTGACGCTTAATTCATTAAACACCACTCTGGCGGTTTCTGTCATATCCTGCTGTTTCAGCATGTCTTTTTCCCTTTTCCGGTTAACGTGACACACCAATAACTCTTGTCGAAAAAGCCAGCAAGCTGAAAGACAGGTATTCACCGCCACCAGCGCGTTTACTGTACTGACGCGATTTCAGTCATAAAAAACCCGCCAGGCGGCGGGGTGTAAAAAATCTTCTAACGTCAGGCATAAAACGCCCATCGTTAGAGCAAATTTACCACAGATTCGGGAAAAATCAACAACACTATCGCGTTACCCTCTTTAACTGCCGCTCCGCCCATGCCTCTTCAATGTCAAACCGAACCACCAACGTATCGTAAAAGCGTTTCACTGATTTTTTCCACGTATCAAGCGTGATAGCACTCGTCACTTTGCATATGGCATTAAATGCCTCCGTTGATGGTAGTCTTTCACAGCCACGACCACCACAACGCTGGCAGTCTCTGATAACAGGCATACCACGTTTTACCGACTCTTCACGATGAATGGCGACACCACGCCCACGGCAGTCTTTACAGGCAGTGGAAATCTCCCCCTTCCCTTTACATTCAGGACAAGAAACTTTCACCACCTCCCGAATTTTTTTCCATTCTTCCCAGTAAGACGGATACACACCTTTCGTACACTTTGCCCATACTGGCGGCTTGCCATCCGGATACTGAACCTTGTTTGTAAAAACTTCGCCTTCAATAAATTTTTCCCCTCGGCAACAGGGGCACTGCTTTTTACTCGCTGCGCTGCGGGCATAATCCTCAAAAGCGTACGAAGCCATAATGCGCATCACTACCGGTTTTATTTCTGCCGGAAGTTTTCTCAACGCCGCCACACGATCGCACCGACTGAGTGCATAATCTGCCAGTAATTCTGTTGCCCGCGCCCTGTCATTCATACTGATGCCCATTTTCCCCAGGAACGCAGAAAACCCCATCTCAGCCCGATTCTGTGTCATGCCCTGCGCGGCCATCACATCAGTGATACTCAGCGCATCTTTCGACGTTGAGGCCGATGCATCAGTCAGGCCGGGGGATTTTGGGGAGTAGTATTTCGGTAAATCTTCCAGTTTCATTTTTTGACCTGCTCTTCATGCATTATGGGGTAAATCTTCACCCCCAGACGTCCACCAGATACTGGCTGACCACGAACGATATTGATTTCATCAAACTGCTCATCGTCCATTAGCAACCCCGCATGCGTCAGCGCATCCAGCGGCGCTTTCAGAATATTGTCCAGATCACGGCGGCGCTTATCCGGTGGTTCTGCAATAATTTTTATTGCCAACCTTCCGGACAGGCTTAATTTCAGCCGCTGCTGGCGAACAATAAGCGCCACTGCCCGGCGATAACGCTCCCCGGCTTTTGATACAAAATATGTGCTGCCACGACGACGCCAGTAAGTGTTCACCGTTGGCGGGTAAGGCAAAACAAATTCTATGCGTTCAGTCATTTATGCTTTCCACTTCAGAACACCCGAATTTCTCGCGTGCATTAAAAAACGAATCAGCAACAACAGCTGGCTGCCGTGTTTTTCTTCAAAATCTTTTACCCCGGCGTGTAGTTCGCTATGGCATTTACGGCACAGCGGAATAACAAACAAATCATCAGCCTTTGTTCCCATCCCTCCCAGTCCATGACCAATGATGTGATGCGGATCATCTGCCTGATTGCCACACGTCATGCATTTCTGCGTTTTTACCCAGCGCGTGTATACAGGCATCTCTTCCCGTTGTGATTTCTGGCGCTGGAGATACTGAGCCGGAGATTCCGGATCAACGGCAATGCTGACCACCGTCTTTTCCTGTGGTGGGTTCTGTTGCTGGTGGGCGTGAGGCAGCGGCGCAAGATTTTTTGTGCGCTGCTTCAGTATGCTGGTGGCGGTCTGCTCTCCCGGTACGATGTCGCTTTCACGGTACATTGAGCGGATTTTTTCCGCACGCAACCCCAGCGAACGACGTAATACCGCTTCCGGTAGCGCGTCCGCCACCTGATTGCGGACCGCCCACCAGGATAATTCAGCCAGCGATAATTCCCGTTCCTGCGAGCCATTCATTGCATGGCGTATGACGTCAATCATCCATGCAGACAGGTTTTGGTGAGCAAGTTGCCCGAGTGATTCGGAGGTCTGGTCGCGCAGCTGGTTGTCGCAGTGCCAGCACAACACCATTGCGCCGGTACCATAACGGTGAATGACGGTTTCACTGTGGTGATAATCGCCGTGTGGCCACTGGCAGGATTTAACATGGCGCAGTAACCAGTCAGACAATGCGCCAGCGCCACCAGCAGCACGAATCACTCGTTCGTCGCTGAAAAATGGCAGTAATGATTTATCCTCCGCCAGCGGCTGGCGAACGGCAGGAACGACCCCGGACG